TTGATGCCAACTCAGATTTAAAAGTATCTTCATCTTTAGAAGCAACTCCAAAAACACTATTTACAAACCTTCCGTCAGAAAATTTTTACATAGGATACTATAAGGTTTTAAACGGAACATCAAAAGCTTTTTACCTTCCAGTTACCGCTGGGAGTGCCATAACATCAACAATAATTCTTCCAGATATTGCAGCAGCGTACTTAAGAATAGGATCTGAAGCCCTGTGGTTTGATTCAGATAATATTAGTGAGTCAGATTCTTCAAAGATAGTCTCAAATGCTAACTTGCTAAAAATTGTTGGTATTCATGCAGATAACTCTACCCTTCTAGATACATATGATGAGATTGAGGGTGGTAGTTTTATTCATTATTACACTGCAACCCCAAATAAAGAAGAGCGTAGGTTTAAGATTAAATCATATGGTTATTCAAAGATAGACGTTGACCAACAGTCACTATGTCCTCCACTTTCAGAAACAACAGGTGCTTGTCGTGTAGAAATTGGTGCCCCTCTAGGTTCTGAAACAGTAAAGATGACCTTAAAAGAAAAAGCTCTTTCTGGCGGTATACAGACATCATCAACTACAAGATATACAAATGATTATACAAATAGGGTAATTACATCTGGTTCTTGGTTAAACAAAAAAGTAACTCAGGCAGAAAATGCAACAACAAATCCAGTAGATACCCTATCTTTTGAATTTTTCTTAAACACCGATGATCTAGTGGATCAGCCACCATATCTTAATTACTTTAGACTATTCTCCTATAACCTGGAGTTTGATGGAACAAACTATTATGTAAACAATAACTCTTCTCAGGGCGGTAACCCAGCAAAAATATACTTAAGGTCAAATGAATGTAACATCCCAGACCTTATTGAAATGCCATTTTTCTATAATGGATTTAGCTCTGGCTTAAAGCTAAAAGACTCATATGCAAAAATAAATCATGATTTTACTGGAGTTAAAAATTATTCTCCAATAACAAATATTGTAGTTTCTGGTGGTAACGCAACCTATACCCTTTCGGGCAACCGCTTTGTTGCAGGAGATAGTGTCTCGGTTTCTGAAATAAATGGTACCAATCAGTTTGCATTTTTGCAAAAAACAATAAGTTCTGTTTCTGGAAATAATGTTGTTTTTACTGGATTTGCACCAACTGGAACATATACAGCGGATAGTGATATAACAGATGGAACCGCAGGTATGATGCAGTCAGCATCTGGCATAAGTACTGTTTCCTTTATGTGCTATATTCCAACAGGAACTAACGTGTCAAATAATGTTTTGAAGATTGGAAGCTTGCAGTTAAGCATTAATTCTTCTACTGGTCAAATGTCAACCGTAACTGGTGCAACTAGATATGTAAATGGATCAACATCGTCTTTGGCAAAACTAGACCAATGGCAAATGATATCTTTGGTATTTGCTGACCCTATTGTTATTAACTCGTCAAATGCAACAGAAATTATTTTGGGTTCTACAACTGGAATTGAGAATGAGGTCTATGTTGACCAACTTATGATATTTGACAAAAAGCTTAGTGTTAACGATTTATTAGTAAATCTTTACAACTTGGTAGTTGGAGAAACTTTGGCAGGATATAAAATAATTGCAAACTCTAAGTTTAAATTAAAAGACACAAGCGATGATACCTTAGATAATTTTGATGTTGTGGACATTGATTACTTTATTGACAATACTATGGGTGGTCCATTATATACCGCTCTTTCTGGTGGCTCATCTCCCGTAAGTAACTATACTGTAACTTACGCAGTAAGTTCTGGAAGACCCACATTTGAAAAAACCACGGTAGATCAGTCAGATGCCTTAAATACACTATTTGTTTCAAACAGCCAGTATATATTAGCAGGTTCAAAGTTAATATCTATTGATGGAGCTGCTTCAGACTACACAGTTAGCACAGTTCAAAACTTTGCAGATTATTCAAAAATTACACTAACTTCTAATATGCCAGCCAAGGTAAATGCCAATAAAGACCTTATTTTTGAAGACTTAAATTACGGCAATAATTCAATAAATAACTCAAGATTAAAGATTGGTACAAAATATATAGAGCAGGGAGACCTAATCTTAATAGATACGGGTAACGAAGTAAGATATTTGTATCAAGTAACTACATTAGATCCAGAGGCAGTATTTCTATATAATGTTACAAACATAACTTATACTGTTACATTTACTAGGGTATCTGGAGCATCTGGATATAAATATAATTATGGTTCACGATATTACACTATTTCAAGCGGTACCGTAACACAATCACCTATATCTGTACTATCTCTTCCAAATAAAATTAACAGTAAAATACAGCCACAGTACTTGCCAACAGAACAGTAAAAATGGTATCATAGTGGTATGAATAATACTAAAAAAGGTGTAGAAGCGGTTGAGTCCACCGCAGAATACGGAATTTATGTTTGGGTCTTACCAAATGGAGATCCATTTAAGGATGATGATGGCAACACACTTAATGTTCCTTCAATGAAACATGATATTAGAAAGATGAACTCTCTTGCAAAAGCAGCAGCATATTGGGGTAAACCAGATGGTGTAGCAAAGTTTATGCCTGGAGTTGGCAGAGTTAGTGATACTCAGGCAAGAGAAGATATTGACAGAATGGCTGAGGGTTATACCCCTTACGGAGATACCGACAACTGGAAGGAAATTTTTGCAAATGAGCGAAAGAGTGGAAGATAACGAAGTACCCCAAAGTCATACTATTTGGGGAAGAGACATTGCTATTGATAGTTTGCAGAAGAGTGCAGAGATTGTAACCGTTGATGAGTTTAGCCTAGCATCACCAGAACTTTTAAAGTATCGTGGAATTAATCAAAACTTTAAGCGTAATACTAAAAGAAAACTTGAAAAAGCTGCACAGATTGGTGTTTCATCTACAACTTATGCAACACCAGTTAATGGAATTAGCGGTGATGATGCAGAGTCAAAGCAACTTGTTTTCCTTCAATATGGCTATGGTCTTTTTGATGTAGTAGAGCCACCATATAATCTTATTGCCCTTGGCAAAACCTATGAGGTTTCTGCTGCTAACTATGCTGCAATTAATGCAAAAGTAACAAACATTGTTGGTCTAGGATATGACTTAATACCATCACTTAAAGTTAAGCAGATGCTAGAAGACCTGTCAGATAATCCAGATAAGCTAAATAGGTCTAGGAAAAAGCTGGAACGTGCAAAGGCAGATGTTTTGGAATGGCTAGACACCAGAAATGATAACGAAACATTTACAGAAACTCTAACAAAAGTCTATCTTGATTATGCAACAACTGGAAATGGTTATCTAGAAATTGGTAGAAAAACAACTGGTGAGATTGGATACATTGGTCATATTCCTGCTGCAACAATGCGTGTTCGTAGACTTCGTGATGGCTTTGTTCAACTTGTTGGCGGTAAGTTTACGTTCTTTAAAAACTTCCATGATGAGGATCAAACAACGGCTCCCATTGGCATAGACCCACGACCAAATGAAATTATTCACTTTGCTGACTACACACCAACAAACAATTATTATGGTGTTCCAGCTATTGTTCCTGCAAAGAACGCTATGGCAGGTAATGAGTTTGCTTCAAAGTTTAACTTAGAATACTTTGAAAACAAAGCAACACCACGTTATATTTTTTGGATTAAGGGAGCAAAACTTTCCAGAGATGCCGAATCAAAGCTATTTGAGTTCTTCCAGAATAACCTTCGTGGTCAATCTCATAGAACACTTATTGTTCCTCTTCCTGGAGATGAAGCAGGTTCTAAGGTTGAAGTTAAGATGGAAGCCGTTGAAAACGGTATTCAAGACGGATCATTTGATAAGTACCGCAAGTCTAATCTTCAAGAAATACTTATGGCACATCGTGTTCCAATGACAAAAGTTGGTGCAGGTGAAGGTCTTTCACTTGCTGCTGCTAAAGAAGCAGACAAGAGTTTTAAGGAACAGGTTACTCGTCCAGCACAAGACGCTCTAGAAAAAAGAATTACTGCAATTATCTCTGAAAAGACAGATATGTTTAAGTTTAACTTTAATGAGCTTACCCTTACAGATGAAGATACTCAGTCAAAGATTGACGAGCGTTACCTAAGAATGCAGGTAATTCTTCCTAATGAAGTTAGGTCTAGAATGGGAATGTCTGGCATTCCTGGGGGAGATGAGCCAGTTCAACTTACAGGACAACAGGCTGCAGAACAAACAGCACAGGCATCTGGAAATAGGTTGAGGGATCAAGAACGTCAAAACAATCAGGCAGACGAAGGTCAAACTGGTGCAAGAAATGCCCAAGGCGAAGGTAGACAACAACCGTAACAAGAAAAACGCTGTATAATTAAAGTGTTATGATTAATTTACAAAAGGCTTCCCTTTCTATGAATGGTAACAGCGTCAACTTGACCATGCCAATCTCAAAGATTGATGAAGAAAAGCGTATTGTTTCTGGCTTTGCAACACTTGATAATATTGACAAACAAGGTGATAGAGTGCTTCCAGAAGCATCAGAAAAAGCTTTTGCAAACTTCCGTGGTAATGTAAGATTGATGCACCAACCTATTCCAGCAGGAAAGGTTGTTTCTTTTAGATCAGACACTTTTTTCGACCCAAAAACAAAGAAGCAATATACGGGAGTATTTGTAGATACCTATGTTTCTAAGGGTGCTCAAGACATCTGGGAGATGGTTCTTGATGGTACACTCACTGGTTTTTCAATCGGCGGTGCAATTAAAGAAACAGATACTGAATTAGATGAAGAAACAAACAACACGGTTCGTATCATTAAAGAATATGATTTAGTAGAACTATCACTTGTTGACTCACCTGCTAATCAGTTTGCTAATATCTTTTCTATTCAGAAAACAATCGATGGTGATGTTGTTGATGGAATGTTTTCCAAGTCCAATATCCAAAATGTATTCTGGTGTGAAGCAGAAGAAATGGCTTACCTTTCAAATGAAGAAAAATATTCATGCTCTTCATGCAGTTCCGATCTTCCATCTATTGGCTGGATTGACGAAATCACAAAATCAAATGTTGAAGAAGCAATGTCAAAAATAGTTGAATTACATAAGGCAGATAATCCTGGAACTATTACAAGTGAAGATACCCCCAAAAAGTACCCAAAGCAAAATAGAATATTTTCAGACATTCAGACTGAAGAAAAGTCTGTTTATGACGAAAATGAGCGTAAAAATAAAAGAAAAAATGAGATGTACAAAGGATCATTTTCTTCTGGAGATTTTGTTCAGTGGAACTCTTCAGGCGGTACCGCAAGAGGTAAAGTAACAAGAGTAGTAACTAATGGTAAAATTAAAGTACCAAATTCTAGTGTTACAATTACAGGGACACCAGAAGACCCAGCGGTAACCATCAGAGTTTATCAAAAAGACGGAAACTCTTGGAAGCCGTCTAAAACAGTTGTAGGACATAAAATGAGTACGCTTAGATCTTGGACAGTTAAAGTCCTTAAATCTATTGGGGTACAAAAAGAAGTTTCTCTACCTAACACAGTAGTGAATGAGGCAAATGACGCAAAGTTAGTTGCCACACAAATAAATGAAGGAGGTGTTGATATGACTGAAAATAACGAAGTTGCAGAAGACGCTACAGTTGAAGAAATTGTAGAAGTAGCAGAAGAAGTTGTAGTTGATGAAATTGTTGAAGCTGAAGAAGCTCCAGCGGTAGAAGAAATTGCAAAGTCTGATGAAGTTGAAGTAGCAGAAGATACAGTCGAAACATCCGTAGATACAGAGGGATCTGCAGATGACGCTTCCACCGATAGTGGTGAGGCGACTGACCTTGAAAAGACTCTTAGTGAAATCAAAAATTTTGTTGGCGAAGCTCTTACAAAGAGTGGCGAAACAAATGCTGCTGCTGTTAATGGTGTTGTAAACACTGTTGCAGAAGTAACAAAAGCTTTAACCGATAAGCTTGTAGAAAATGATTCTCGTTTAGAAGAGATCAACAAAGGTTTGGCGGATATCGTAAATGCAGTACAAACAATTAATGGAAGATTGGAATCTGTAGAAAACGATACCGCTGTAAAGAAATCTGGGGAACTTGAGAGTTCCACAGAAACAACTATACAGAAGTCAGATTCTGTATGGGGGGGACGCTTCCTCAGTTCCTCGCAATACTTAAATTAGAAAATAAAGGTAGGTGAAAAATAAAAATGAGTGATATTTTAGAAAAAGCCGCAGCAAGCGGTACAGTTCTTTCTCCACTAACAGCTCCTGGTGCTATGACAGCACAAGGAAACTCAAATGACGCAGGTGGTGTTCTTAATCCAACACAATCTACACAGTTTATCGAATACATCTTTGATCAGATGGTTCTAGCTAACGATGGTCGCAAGGTAACGATGCGTGGAAATACTATGGAATTGGATAAGATCCGTGTTGGTTCACGTCTTGTAACAAAAGCTACACAAGCCGAAGTTACAGGTGCAAACGCTGCTCCAGCATTCACAAAGATCGAACTTACAACAACAAAGTTCCGTCTACAGTACGAACTATCAACAGAATCCCTAGAGGACTCTATTGAAGGTGCGTCTCTAGAGGATCACGTTGTACGTTTGATGGCAACTCAATTCGGAAACGACTTGGAAGATATTGCAATTAATGGTCGTCCAGGTGATTCTGGTAACGGTACATATGACAATACTCTTGCAGGATTTATCCGTCAGATCAAGGATACTAACTACGCAGGTGCTCACGAAGCTGCAGCAGCTGCTGCAACCATGACAAGCATCTGGGAAGCTACTCCTGATTCAGGCGATGGATCTTCCGCAAAGTTGACTCTTGATGCAATCGAAGCAATCTACAATGCAATGCCTCGTAAGTTCAAGGCTCGCCGTCAGGATCTTAAGTTCTACATGAACAGCAAGCATATTCAGGAATTGCTAACAGAGCTTCGCACAGTTAATACAACTGACGGAACTTCAGTTCCTTACGATGTTGCTACTCGTGTAATTGACGGAGTTACTCCTAGAATTGGCGGTCCAGCTGGTGCTCAATACACCATCTTTGGTCTTCCAGTTCAAGAAGTTCCTTTGTATCCAGAAGACTATGTAGACCTAACTCTTCCTTCAAACCGCATTTGGGGTTTCCAGAGAGATGTTACAGTACATCGTGAGTTCCAACCACGAAAGGACTCTGTAGAGTACACAGTCTACGTCCGTATGGGTGTAGCACTAGAAGAAAAGTCGGCAGTAGCCTACGCAGTACCAACTGCTTAGTCTTATGCTATTGAGTAGAGGTCAGGTATTCCCTGACCTCTACTTCTTTTTAGTGTATAATTAATAATTAGGAGGATTTATGTTATCTAGTAAAACAATCGGGGACCTTAAGGGCTTATGTCTATCATTTGATATTGAAATATCAAAGAATGCAAGAAAACAAGATATTATTGAAGCTATTGAAGAGGCTAAAGTTACTTGGGAAATGTATGAAGAATCATCAAAATCATTGTTTGACTATGAAGACGGTCCTACAAAAGAAGAGATTAAAGTAAAAATACAAGAAGCAAAAGTAGAATCTAAAAAAGAAGAAAAAGTTCTTTTAACTATGGCTATTAAACGTGGTGGATATTACGCTGGAAACGGTGTTAAGTTTGATATGGAAGAGCCCTTTGTCCTTGTTAACAAATCGCTGGCAGAGCAAATATTAGCTAACCAAGCAGATGAAGTAAGGGAGGCTACCAAGGAAGAAGTAAAATCTTTCTATGGTATTTAAATGGAATTATTAGTAAATGATTTAGGGACTGTTGAGTTTACTTATACAGCACCACAAAATACAGTAAGCCTAGTTTACAGTGTGTATGATAATGTAAATGATAGCAATCTTCAATATGAAGAAGTTGTTTTCCCAGTAGATCTTGGAATTACAAGCACCATTAGTATTGCCACCCCTGCAGTAATTACTCAGGAAAATCACACATATATTAATGGCGATGCAATTAAGTTTTCTACAACTGGAGCCTTGCCAACTGGTTTAACCGCAAATACTGTTTATTATGCTATATATGCAGGTGCAAATACTTTTAATGTTGCAACCACTTATGCAAATGCAATTGCTGGAACAAAAATTAATACTAGTGGAACTCAATCAGGGGTTCATAAAGTTTTAAGACATGCAGGAACCAGCTTTAATATTAGCCTAAACTCAGATGTTGCCAAATATGATAGATCTTTGCAAATTGAAATACAGTCAATCCAATTATCTGGATATTCATCTGACGATATTGACGTTACAATTAGAAGACCATATGCAACATTTGCTGAAATATCTGATTATTTTGAAAACTTTGCACTTAATGGATCTAATGTATTAGACCAACAAACTCAAGACTTTGTTGAAAAACTTGAAAGAAAGGCAAGGTATTTGATTAATGCTTATACAAACTCAGAGTTTAAGTTTGAATATAAGACAGTAGGTGCTTATGGACAAAATACCGACCTTTTGCATTTGGGTCAAAGAATTGAATCATTTGACAAGATAACCTCTGATGACCTTGTAATATATGATTCTACAGAAGACACCCCTGTTGATTTACTTGGGGCAACTGTAGCAATAGCACCAAGCAAGTTTGGAATTAAGGTAGTCTCAGAGGGTGTAAACATTACTGAATGGGTAGACCAGAATCCTTTGATAAACCCATCATACTTTGGAAAAGACTCTTCATATTTAGTTCGTGGAGAATATGGATGGAAGGCAGTTCCTGAAGATGTTAAAACTGCTGTATACGAACTTATTAATGACTTTATGTGTAATGATTCTATTTATAGAAACAAGGGTTTAAAGTCAATTCAGAATGATTCCTTTAACATCCAGTTTGCAGATGGAATGTTAAATGGTACTGGAAACCTATATGTAGACTCATTACTTTCTCAATATAAGGTTTGGAATTTAAAGGCGATTTAAATGTCTTGTTTAGCCCATTCAACATATACTATGAAGGCTGATATTTATGAGCCAACCACCACCCGTAATGCAACAAACGGTATGATTACAAAATCTTGGGCTCTTCAAAAAACAGTACCATGCTATGCTCGTGGTATTCTTGGATCACAACTTGGTGGAAACTCAGCAGACGTTGGTATAAAGGACTATATCACAATAACAAAAGACTTTATAAAAATTAGAACAGCAGAGCCAATCTCCACCGAGTTTCGTGTTGTTGCAATAAGAAACTCTGAGGGTGTTATCTGGACAGAAGATTATATTCAAAATACCGCAGGTGGCTTAAGTGGATCGACAGCTGATTTAAACGGATCAACAATATTTGAACCATCTGGAACTACCCCCCTTCTTGATTACTTAGGAAAAGTCCTAGAATATGAAACGGTATTAAAACGTCAAGAAATACAGTCATTAGTAGCTGTTTAATATGGCAGTAGATACTGGCAAGATGGCTGAAAAGATTGTAGCCACAGCAAAATACCATACTGAGACACTTTCAGAGCTTCATAACAATCCACAGAATAAAAGTCAAATAATCAAAAATGGATTAAACCTTGTTGGTCAATATTTTGGATTTTATATGGATAACCTAGCAAGAAGAGACAGTGCCTCTTTTCACCACGTTTACGAAAACGATAAAGTAGGCAATCCCAATGCTAGATTATTTTATTATACAATAGTTGGAGGTGCTAGTAGCTCAAGTATACAATATACTTTTAGAGACGCTACAGTGCCTGAGAGTAGCGGTCAAGTGTTTAGAAAAAGAGCCTTCGTAATGGAGGCTGGCAATCCAGTTACAATAAAGCCAAGAAATGGAAAGGTACTAGTCTTTGACCTGGATGGAGAAAAGATATTTACAAAAAAGTCATATGTTCCAAATCCTGGTGGCACAGCAGTTTCAGGAGCATTTGAAAGAACATTTAATTCATATATGAATAAGCAAGCAGCTATGATGTTAGAAGATGTCGGTTTTTATGATAAAATTGACAAAGAGATGTTAAAAGAATCAGAAGTAGCTTTATCAAGGATATCTTCTGGAAACCTTAATGGCTCTGCTATGGCTAAAGAGTCAGCAAATAGAATCGCTAGGAGATCAAAGTAGTAATGCCAGATTATACAAAATTACCAGTTATGTTAATTGGCAATTATCTTTGGGCTTTGGCTAAGGGTCAGGTTGCTGGAAGCACAAAGCTTTCTAGCACCGTTTGGAATACAGATGCCTATACGATTCAACCGATTTTTGCTATTAATGACTCAAATGCCATTACTAACCCAAACCCCTACATCCTTTACGACTTTCTTTATACTGGGGTGGAAGCCAAAACATTCCCTTTAATTAGAGAAGAAGCAACTCTTACTATAGTAGGACCTTGGGATAAGCTATATCCCTTAAAGAACTTCATTTATGATTCTTTAAGTAAGTTTGATATATCAGCTTTTGAGATAAATAATCACATTAAAGACACTGGAATTAACTTTAAATACATCAAGGTTCGTCAAGAGCAGTACTCCCTAGATGAGAAAAAGCCAGTTGGATTAGAGTCTGGGCTTAACCTTTCAACCCTATATGTAACCTATGAGTATTCACGCTCGTAAGGTATTTGTGGTAAAATAGATATTGAGGAAGCCCCCGAAAGCTAAATCATAAAAGCAGGAGGTGCAAATAAAAAAATGGCTAATAATTCAAAAAACATTATTGTTGGTGCTGGTGTTCTTTACATCGGTGCAGACAGTACTGAAAAAACAATCACTGATATTCCTAAGTCGCCAGCAACATATGCTGACAACACAGCAGGTACATACCAGAACCCATCTAACGTAAATGATACAGCGTTTGATCACGTTGGTTTTACATCGGAAGGTGTAGACTTTTCATTCGAACCAGATTACGGTGAAGTGCAGGTTGACCAACTTCTAGACGTTGCTAAGATTTACAAGCAAGGTCAGAAAGTTATGGTTAAGACTACTCTTACAGAAGCAACATTGGAAAACTTCCTTGTTGTTCTTGGTGGAAAAGATTCAGACCTTAGAGCAACAAGCACTCACGCTTCATCTAAGGGCAAGACACAAATCTTGGATCTTAATGGTGGTGCTCTAGGATATGCTCCAGTAGAGCGTTCTATTCTTATCGTAGGTCCTGGTCCAGAATCACTTCTAACCTCAAGCCCTAACGGTGGAACAGTCGTAGAACGTATTTACTTAGGTTCTCGTGCTCTATCTATGGAAACAGTTTCTGTAGGTATCAAGCGTAACGAAGCCACAGTGTTCCCAGTAACATTCCGCTTACTTCCGTCCAACTCTTCAACAGCAGTTGATGGAAACGCAATTTACGGAAAAGTTATCGATCGTGTCTACGTTGGATAATTTATAACTAAATATCGTGTAATATGGTGGGTAGAAATACCCACCATATTGCTTTTATATAAAGAATAGTAGGCTATAATGGACAAAGGAACAACATAGGAGAAAAATGGCTACCAAGATTTACGAATCGATCGAAATGGAACTACAGGATGGAACAATCATCACTGTAAAACCATTAAACTTAAAGAACCTACGTCAAGTTATGACGAAGTGGAGAGAAGTGGAAACAAAGACTACAGAAGATGAGTTTCTAGACCTCCTACTTGAATGCACGTCTATTGCAATGAAACAATTCGCACCAGAGATTTCTGATAAGGAAAAGCTAGAAGAGGCTTTAGATCTTCAATCTATGTATAAAATATTGGAGGTTGCTGCAGATATCAAGCTTAACGACCCAAACCTGCTAACGGCAGCTCAGGAACTAGCTGGAATGAACTAGACCTAGCTGCCCTAGAATCGGAAGTATTCCTTCTGGGTCACTGGAAAGACTATGATGAACTTGAATCAAGTCTTTCTATGCAAGAATTGATAGCTACATTAGGTGCGATGCATGACAAAGAAAATCGTCAAAATAAGTTTTTAGCTGCCATACAGGGAATTGACCTGTCTGAAAACAGTTCTAGTAAAACTGCTTCGGATGCCCCCTCAAGTCTTTCAGAAGTAAATGCAAGAGCGGAAAGAAGATTGGGTGGAGACAACAACTCTGCCTATGCTTTAGAGTTTGGCATAAGTGCAAGCGATGGTCTTGGATATGAAGTTTTGGGATTGGCAGATGTAAATGGCTAATATTAATGCCCAATTTAATTATTCAGCTAATTTTGGTCCAGTTATTGGACAAATGCAAAAGCTTACCGCTGAAGCAAACATATTAAATAATACATTACAAAATCTTGACAAACAGTCTGTAGGATTAAAATCAAGTTTAGCTTCTTCGTTTGCATCCGACCTTGGAAAAATTGGTGGATGGAATGCCAAGATGGTTGAACTTACTGACTCTGTTGACCAGTTTGGGCAGTCTCTTTTAAAGCAAAAACTTACATTAAGGCAATATGCCCAAGAAGCTATTGGGGCTTTTACAAAATCATCAAATGCTCACAAACTTGCTGTTCGTGAAGTAGCCAGAGAAATGTCACAGCTTGTGACTCTTGGCAAGGGCATGGATGGAAAGCAGATGGGTATGATGATTACCCCTGCAACCATTAACCTTAAAGACTTTAATACTCAAATGGCTGTATCTCAAAAACAGTGGTCAATATTTAATAGCCTTGTGCAAGACGGTACAACACATTTAATTAACTTTGGTAAGAACACCCAGTGGGCTGGTCGCCAAATTACCGTTGGTCTTACAGTTCCTTTAACTATTTATGGAAATGCTGTATCTAAAATATTCCGTGAAGTAGATGCAGAACTTACACGTTTCCAAAAGGTTTACGGAAGCGACTTAATGAACACCACATCTGATGCCACTGATCAAATGGTTAGTGATGTTCGTAATCTTGCTATAGAATTTTCAAAGTCATTTGGTATTGCAGCAAAAGAAACAGCATCTTTAGCTGCAGACCTCGCAGCCACAGGTCTTGAGGGACAAAAGCTTCTTGCCTCACTAAGGGAAACAACTCGCCTTGCTGTTCTTGGTGATGTTTCAAATCAAGACGCAATGAAAACAACTCTATCTTTACAGAATGCATTTAAGATCAGCACCGATGACCTTGCTGAGTCTGTTAACTTTCTTAACGCAGTAGAAAACCAAACTTCACTTTCTTTGCAGGACTTGACAACAGCAATTCCTAAAGCTGGACCAGTTGTAAAATCACTAGGTGGTGACGTAAAAGATTTATCCTTGTTGATGGTAGCCCTTAAAGAAGGTGGTATTTCTGCAGCAGAAGGTGCAAATGCTTTAAAGTCTGGTATGGCATCTCTTATTAATCCAACAAAACAGGCAACAGCAACCGCAAAACAGTATGGAATTGATATTAATGGAATTGTTCAAGCAAATCGTGGACAGCTTATGCCAACAATTATTGCTTTCCAGCAGCAGCTACAACTCCTTGACGATTTTGGAAAAGCACAGGTAATTGAAAATGTTTTTGGTAAATATCAGTTTGCTCGTATCTCAGCACTTTTTGATAACTTAAATGCAAGTGCCTCCCAGACAAATGCTGTACTTGGATTGATGGGTCAATCAAGTAAGGAGCTTGCAGCCACCGCTTATCAGGAAATGGAAACATTGATGAATAGCTCTTCAAAGCGTTTCCAACGTGCAGTTGAAGGAATTAAAGCACAGTTCCTTAGTGTTGGTGAATCCATTACAACCTCGATTATACCTATTCTTGAAAACATTACTGGAAAGATTGGAAAAGCTATTGAGTTTTTTCAAAATCTTCCAAAACCCATTAAATCATTTATTAAGGTAGCTGTTGGCTTAACTGCAGTTGCTGGTCCAATCATTATGATGGTTGGTATTTTTTCTAACTTCCTTGGATATGTTGGCAAAGGTGCTATGGGAATGGTTAATCTTGGAAGAAGGATGGCTGGTCTTCCAACACAAAAGTTTGAAATGCTTTCAGACACTCAGATTATGGCTTCTAAGGCTACCGAACAATTAACAAACTCTTTTGATATAGAAAGATCAAGTGTTGAAAGACTTAATCAAGCACTTGCACTATATAGACAAAATCTTGTAGAAGCAATTAATTTAAATCCAGCATTTTTAAATAGACAGGTTGCATCTGCCAAACTCCCCTCAGCAATAAGTGGACTTGATGTTGCTGGTCCACCAAAAAAATTACAAAGTGGTGGTAGTGCTTTTGTTCCAGGTTCTGGAAATGGAGATAAGGTTCCAGCAATGCTTGAGCCAGGAGAATATGTTGTAAACAAAAAAGCAGCAGCTAAGTATTCTGGAACATTAGATCAGATGAACTTTCAATCTGCACCACGATTCCAAAAGGGTGGCAGAATGCCAGGATACGCTTCACGATCTTTTCCAGGTGTCCCTACTGTTGATGTTAACCCATTTAAACTTGTGGGAATGGGTGGTGTAAATGAAGACAACCCTATTGCTGGATTAGATAGACAATCGGGAATGTTCTATAAGCAGATATCAAATAACAGGGGCATAAATACAAATGCTATGGTTGCAGAAGCAGTATTTAGCCAATTATATAGAAGTGGATTGTTTGGTAGCAATGTTACTGGTATAGATCAAAGAGTATACAACGCAAACACAGGAAATAAAACTATGCCTGTTCTTGGCTCAAGTTTTGTTCAAGGGTTAAAAACTGGAGAGAAACTATTTGACAGCAAGTCTGCTCAACCTAACAGACCTACTCCTTTTGCTAAGGGTGTTGTTAATAAAAAGGCAATAGAAGGAATGCTTGCTTCACAGATACTTGGAAATGCAGACACTCATAGTGGTAATTTTGGGATATCCAGTGGAAAAATTGTTATGCTTGATAATACTGCAAACCTATTTACTGATGCTACTGGAAACCAAAGAAGAACATCCAAGGCACTAAATGATTTCTCCTATAATCCAGATACTGCAGGTTTGGATCGTGCAGGAACACAGGCTTATGGAAAAATGGGATCTGAAAAGGCATATTCTCATGCTATTGGATATTTAAATAACGTATTGGGTAATCTTAACTCTGGAAACTATATTGCTCAGTCAATTAATCTAGCAACTCAAGGTTCACCAGAACTTCTTAAAAATCTTAATAATTATGCTATTAAAAAATCTGGTGGTGCTTCAAAGAGCTATCAAGAACTTTTAACCTCAATGATCTCTATGAGAACACAAAAACTAATGCAAGAGTTCTACCTTGACGAAGATGATATGTCACTAGTAGGTTCTGATACTAAGAGAATGAGACTTCAAAGCAATGCAGAACAATCGTATCGTGAACCATTCCAAAAAACAGATAAAGAATATGAAACTATTTACAAGTGGATTGGTGGAGAACTTGACTACTTTAGAAGAAGAAAGAATGTAAAAGGTCGTTGGACTGATTCTGAAAAGTTTGACGCAGAAAGATATGCTGAGTTACTTAGCATAATGCGTTCTGTTCCAGAAGGAACAAAGATGATGAGAGGATCTCTTCTTAATCCAGGAATGTCTGGAGAAATGTCTAAGGAAGCTCAACTTGCAATGCTTACAGCCATTCAGACTGGTGATTATGGAAGTCTTTATGGAATGGAAATATCATTTAATGACTTTGCCTCATTTGCCTCCGATAACATGGGAGCTGCATATGGTCCTAGAGGAATGAAGGGTGGGGTAAGTAGATTTTCGGCTTCTGCATACAGAAAGTTGTATAGAGGAGTACATAATAGAGACACCGAAAAGGGTAGGTTCTTTGATGACATAGAAAGAAGTAGGGCTACTGGAAAAGAATCAAAATATGGTTCATCGCCAGTTATGTATGATTTTACAGCAGGACCAAATACTCAAGGTAGAGATATTTCGATGGGAGATCCATCAACAGGTGCACCATATCCAAAATATCGTGATAGCTGGGTAAAGGAAGTACCAGATGAAATTAATGAAATCCTCACATATAGACCACAAGGAACAATTACTGGAGTATCCTCTGATTTAGCAACACGTCAACCAATAATTCATGTGCAGGGTCGTCAGTCTGGTGGAAGAATTAATGGATATGCAGCAAAGTCTGCTAGGTTTGGAGGAACCGTACCAAGTGGATATGCATTTGCACATATTGTTAATCCAGTTAGAAGTGGTCAGGGTCTTGTTACTCTTCCATTTGGTTTATCTATTCCTTCACAGATTAATACCAGGCTTGCACAAAATAGAGACGTAGATCCAAAGTCACTTGCAAAGGCTTTTAGAGCAGATATTGCAGAAGATAGAATGGCTCAGGTTCTTGGGATTTATGGTGAAAAGGATCCAAGTGGTATTGCTCAAAGCATTCAATCTGGCATTGCTTCTAGAGTTGAGCGACTTAAAGGAAAAATTGGAGATCAAGATGTTTATAGTCAAGCAAAAAATATGCCTCAGATTAAAAGTAGGTTTAAGAAGTATCTAGAGTCTGGAAAGTTTTATGATACTAGAGCAAGAATGTCTGACAAGGGATTGATGGAACTTGGTTGGGCTCCAATAACAGATAAAACAGGAAAAGTTATTGGTTACTCAAAAGACGGTAGAAAGATTATTACAGAAAAAAGATCAAGTTACGTTGCATATAAAGATCCAAAGACAAAGAAGTCTCTTGGTTATAGTACTGGAACGGATACAATAAACTCAAAAGATCCATTTACTCAAGATAAAATGTCTTGGCTAGAACAAGAATATCTTGGAATGCAATCAGGTGGTCGTATAAATGGGTATGCCACTGAAACAACTTCTTGGGCAAAGAAAGCAGCATCACCTAAAGCATATGCAGGTGTATTGCAAGGTATTCCTAATTGGGCTACAAAGCCAGCTGAATATGAGGCTATTGTTTCTGCACTCCGAGCAGCAGGTATCCCTGAATCAGATAGGCTTGCATCTTACTATATTCGAGACGTACTTGCACACATTAACCCATCTACCACAAATGCTAACGGGGTATATGAAAAGGTGTGGGCTGCAGCCAACTTAATGAAAGACTCTGAGGTTTACAACGTATTCCTTGAGACTTTAAATAGCAGAAAAGATATTGGTGGGTTATTAAATCCTTCTACCGTCTCAAGAGTTGCTGCTGCATCTGGATTACCAGTACCAGTAGTTCAAGCTGAACTAACAAAGATGGCAGATGGTGTTCATCCAAATACTGCAAATGGTGCAAGGGTAATGATGACACTAGCAAGACTATTCCCATCAAGAACTTCTCCAGGAATGCCAATAGCTGTTGCAGCAGGTATGGAAGCAAGACTAAAGGGTGACTTCTATGACACTCTTGGTCAACGTGCATTGCCATCAAACCTTCCAAACGTAACTGTAAGGTCTTACGATCCAAAGGGTACTGGAGCACCAACATCTAGTGGACAAGGCTCTAGAGTACGCTCAACAGGTTTAATCATGCCTTCTGGAGCTATAAGACCAGGAATTGTAATGCCAAATATTCAAAGTATCTCATCTGCAGCAGGTGGTATGGGAACAAGTGCAACTGTTAAGGTTGATGGAATGGGTAATGTATTGTCAAATGGTATTGATGATATGGTTGCTAATACTGTAACTGGTCAGCCTATTGCGGTATCTAGCAAGGAACTTCTTGCTGTATCTGGTGGTGGCTTAATTGCAGGTGTAACATCTCCAGGAGATGAAGCTAGAGGCAAGATTGTTCATCCTATGGGAACCGCACTTATGCGTGGCAGAGATTTCCAACAAAAAAGAATTAATGGTTTTGCTAGTAAGTCAATGACAGAACCTGTATATGATAGACCAATATCTGGTGGCTCTATGGGTCAATTCGGTGGAAATGCCTTTATGCTAATGAGCGTAATGCAACAAATGAGTTTTGCAATTAATCAGTTTACTTCGGATGCACAAAATGGTGGTGGAAAGTTTGTTGCTGCAATGAACTTAGTACTTACAAGCACACAGATGATGGGTTCTGGAGTGGGAGATGTTCTAAGAGGAATGGCTAATGCCAGAAAACAAAATTTAAATATTATTTCAGGTCTTGATGTAGAGGGTCCAAGCGTAAAGATAGATAATCGTGGAAAAGAAATGACTAGACTGTCTTCTGGCATAGGAAAGCTTGCAGGAGTTGCAGGAAAGGGAATGTCTCTTCTTGGAAGTATGCCAGTTCAAATAGGTTTGCAGGTTGCAATTGTGGCTCTTACAAAGGGAATTGAAATATATCAAAAAGCTATGGAAAGAGCAAGGCTTGCTGGTAACGGTGCATTTAAGGAACCCACAGAAACAGCAAAGCTACTGGGTATTGAGCTAAAGTCTTTAACTGCGGATACAGAAAGATATGCAAAGTTTGCAGCAGCAACTTTTGGTGCCCAGGGTCGTGGAGCCTATGACAAAACATTTGCAGAGACAATTAAAAAAGATTATGGAGATTACCTAGATATTTTATCTAAAATAAAAACAAAACAAGAGCAGGTTAATCAACTTACTACCGTTTATGCAAGTTTAATACAAAGAGGTGTGTCTGGAAAAGACGCTTTAGATATTACAGCAGAAATTGCAAGACAGGGACAAGCTATTTCAGCATTCAACGAAGCACAAGGAAACTTTAGTCTAAATGATACTGTTGGTGAAGCTATGAAAATGCAAACAGACTCCCTTGAAAGCCAAATATCAATTATAACTGAGTATTCAAAAACTGGTGCTGCCTCACAAGCAGCAATATATGAGGCTTTAGGTGCAACTGGAAGTGGTATTGTAGATAAGTTTGGTAGGGGATTTATTTCAACCGTTGGTGACCTTGCTGGTCTTGAGAGTGTTTTTGGAAAAATGATTGCTAGTGGAAAGTCAAAAGAACAAGTGGCATCACAAATAGGAGCAACTTTAAAAGCAGCTTTCTCCATAGCAGCACAAGATCCTATTGCCTCTAACGAAGCTATAGACGCTATTGTAGCTAATTTTGAAAAAGCCGATATGTCAAAGGTTAGTACTGAAATAGGAAAACTTGCCGAAGAAATTGGATTTGGAGATTTTAGTAATGTTGGAATGTTTATAGATACTGGAGCATTTACTAAAATGGGTGCAGAAAGTCAGAAACTTTTCTTAACCGCACTTCAATCTGGTCTTGGTTCAGAATTAGATAAAATGTTAGCAGATGGCAGTTTGAGCGATGAAGAAAGATCGGCACTAGAGCAAAAAGCATTAGAGGCACAGGCACTAATGAAAATAGATGTAGAGGTAGACCTGCAAATCGATCAAACAGTTAAGCAGTTACAGTCTGTTCAAGAAGAATTAAACAAAGTTTATGAAATTGCCCTAAAAGGAAAAGAAGAAGAAATAGTAGCTGAAGGTCTTCGCCACGAAAAAACATTAAAGAATCTCGAACTAGAATCACAGCGTCTACAACTTAAAAAAGAAACGCTTTCAAAAAATACCGAATACTATATTAAAGAGCTTCAAAAAGAAAAAGAAGCAGAAGATTATTATGCTAGACAAAGACAAACTGGTTTAGGCGGACTAAAGGCTCTATCCCAAGGAGATGTGTTTGGATTTATTGGTGCTCAAATGGAAGCAGCAACTACCGCAGATCAGTTTGGTAGAGAAAGGTCTATGCAGACCATTCAAGAAACATCCGATGCTGCACAGGCAAAAATAGACCAAGAGCTAAAGGGCATTGAGGATAGAAAAGCAGCAGAAGACGCAAGACACGAAGCTGAAATTAAAAACATTAATGCTGAGATTGAAGATTTAAATAAAAAGAAGTCTGCTGCAGCATTACAGCTTCAAGAAGCAGTAAAGCTACTTGAAGAAGCAAAAGCCTTACAGCCATCAGCAAGTCCAGCAGATAACAAGATTTACAATGAAAAGGTTGCACAGGCATACCAGCTTGCTGGTGGAGCAATAGATCAGGCAAAGGCAGCAGCAGGTTTTGTTGACAAGAATATACTTTCAAAAGAACTTCAGGTAGAAATGGATACTGCTCAACAAAAAACAAAGAAGGCACTTGACTCATTCTATGTTGATACCGATACAGCTATGCAATATATTGCAAACGGAGGAAAAGGTGGCTGGGAAGTTGTTCTTAAGGGAATGTCTGATGCATCTAAAAAGATATTTAACGATGTTGCAAAGTCACTAAACATTGATTCTAATTCTAAGCAGTTTATTAGTGCTGCAAACTTCTTAGCAACTGCAATCAACTCTGGAACCCAAGTTACTGCAAACGGAAATAGAGTTATTACTCTTTCAAATAATCCAACTTTAAGACAAGCATCTGGTGGATATATTTCTGGTCCAGGATCAGCTACTTCTGACTCAATACCAGCCATGCTTTCAAATGGCGAATATGTTATTAGTGCTTCTGCAGTAAAAGCTTATGGACCACAACTTATGGATAGAATTAATACCAAGAGGCTTGCTTATGGTGGAATGATTGGGTCAATGCCAGGCATGTCATCTGCTCCAGGTATGGCTAATGGTGGTTTTGTTGGCTCAATGCCTTCGGCTTCATCTGCACCAGGAATGGCTGCAGGTGGCTTTATTGGAAATTCTGCACCGTCTTTTCCAAAATATAATATTCCTTCAGCAGGTGGCGGAATGTCTCCATCACCTATCGCTCAAATGGCTCGTGGTGGAATGATGAGTGGATCGGCTAGTGATAATAGTTCTTCCTATAACTTTAACTTTAATGGAGCAGGTATGGATATGGTTATGCATCATGTCAATAAGCAAATGGGTGGTAGAATTAATAGTAATTCTAGGAGAATCGGTTAATAATGGCTTTTGACACACTTGCACAAAAATATTTACGTCCTTCTTTAATTATTTGGTCAGAGGATGAGCCAGTTCTTGGTACAGCATCTCCAAATGTTGGTAAGTGGGATTTAGGAACAAACTACCTATACATCTCGGATAACAATAGAGCAGAGCTCGCAGTATCCTTTGAACGCATTGAGTATAAGCAAAGAATGATTAACGGAACCATGAGATCGTACCACGTTGCTGATAAAAAGAATTTTTCAACATCTTGGGATAAAATGCCTTCAAGAAAAACACAGGTAACAGAATATGATGCTACCACAAGAAATAAGTTTGCAGGTGGTCAAGAAATGCTAAAATGGTATGAAGATCATACTGGAGACTTTTGGATGCTATTAGTATATGACGTAGATAGCACAGTGGCAACAGGGGATATAAAGAAGAATGTTGAAAAGGTAAATGTGTTTTTTGAAAACTTCTCATATAATGTTGTTGAAAGAGGTTTTGATTTAGATCTTTGGAATATTGATCTTAGCTTGGTGGAAGTGTAATGCTTAGTACAGGAAATCAATCATTAAATGTAGAGATTAAGACCGAACTTGCAAACAGCTCCTCCTTAAAATCTACTCACCAAGTTACTGCAGAATGGAACTATAATGCCTACACTTTGCACGAAGAAATAGGATGCTACTACAGCAATGGAACATATGATGATGGGTATCAGCAATATAGTTATACCGTAGGCTCAGATCCAGTTGTGGTTAAAACAGACACAGATAGAATTAAATATACTCCTCTTCAAGATGTTTTTAAGATAAACCGACCAGACCCAGGAATTATTCATGTTGTTGGAAACGATATTGGTGGAAATATTCCAATTAACGGTGACGGTGACTCCTTAGCAATTACTAGAATATTTAATCTTATTAGTGAGGACACAAGAGTGTATCCTATTTCAAATGAGTCTCCTTTTAAGTACTGGAATAGTTTTAGGTGGGTATATGACTCTGCAACATCTTCTATTAAAAAGATAGGATTTTCTGCAGCAAACCTTACTATAGATGCAGCAAAACCATTCATCAAATATAAAACAAACATTAACGTAAATAAAATTGTTATTAAAACTCAAAAGCATTTAGGGTATCCAACGGACTTCACTATTGATGCATTTATTTCAGGCTCTTGGGTAACATTAAAGTCTTATGTTTCATCCTCCGCTCTTTCTGACGGAATTTTAAAGATATACTACAACAAAGATACAGATACTTGGGAAGACTATGTACCAGCGATTGATGCCCCAAACGAGAAAGTTTTAACAGACTTTGGTTTAGCTAGTTCAAGCACAAAGCTTTTAAGCGGAATAAGATTTAATGTAACAAAAATGTCGGTAGCAAACATACCACTTGAGGTTATTGAGATTAGCCCAAGACTCATTGCAGATATTACAAACTCTGTAATAGACCTAAGTGTTAATTCTAGTATTGGAAATTCAAGCTATGGTCTACCAATTGGATCGATAGTTTCTGCAAATGGCTCACTAACACTTTCTGATACAGAACAATATTTTAGCAAAAACAATTCCGAATCAATTATTAGAAACTACATGAAGCCAAATGTTGAAATAAGAATATATCAAAAACTTACTATTGGTGCAAATGATTACCGTTTTCCAGTCAAAACAATGTACACTGGTATTTGGCAAGAACAAGATGGGTTCAACGTATCTGTTGAGCTAGAAGACTACTTTAAGTTTTTTAAAGAATCAGCAGCACCAGACTTAATTATTGCCAATAACAGTGGTGTTCCTACATCCGTAGCAATGCTTATGCTTATGGACAATATAGGATTTACTGGCTTTAGAATGGATAAGACTAGTCCCAACAATGACTATGAAGATGTTGTTTTAGATTTCTTTTATAGTCAAAAAGAACAGACAATTATGGAGGTCCTAGAATCACTTGCTGTTTCAACTCAGACCGCTATCTATATGGACGTGGACAACGACTTAGTTGCAATGACAAAAGAAAAGACTATCTCTCCAGAAAATAAAGCCTTTTGGATTATTGGCAATGATGGGCTTACTACTTTAAAAACAAGCCAAGATAGCGTAGCAGAAACCGCATTGGTAGACATTAACTATCTTTCAAATATTGCATCCTTTAGTGAATCTTCTGAGCCACCAATTACCGATATCAATGTTCAGTATAATGGTTTGGGCTTAGAAAGAAAATCAATGTCTCTTCTGCAAAATATGGACAAGAAGCAACAGCACCTAGAGTCTCCTAGCTTTGGAGCATCATTTATTAACAAGGACTTAAGATATACCCCAGACATTGTGTGGCAAACAGGAAATGAAAAGGGATCAAACGACAATTACCTTGCAGCAGCAGCACTTATTAAAGATGTTTGGGAAGAAGGACCTTTTACTTCTACATACTTTAGTACAAAGACAAGAACCGCAGCAAACAGAAATGATGCAGTAAGATCTTTCTTTGATTCAACTGACAGAAAGAATGTTATGTCTATTTATTTAGACAGAGAGATGATTAATACCTTTACTAATAGTTATTCTGGTTATGTAATGATTGATGCCGAAGTAATTAGATATGACGGTATTTCATTTTTTATTAGCAATCCAAAAGAGGGAATATATAAAAGAGAGATAATTTTTAATCAGGACGAGTATAATTTTGAGAAGTCAAAAATAAGGCAGGGCGGTTCCATAGAGCCCCAGTCTTTAATTGTATACCTAGACCTTGAAAAAGAAATAAGCACAGTTGATACAACAAAGAGTGTTTACACTTTAGTTGGAGACGGAAGAGGTCAAAACAAAACAGAAATTGTTAAACATTTCTCCGTTGACACTAGTAGAGAGTTTTTAAATCAAGCTGCAAATAGAGATTGGTTTAAAGCAGGTGTCCATCTCTGGGGCTCTAAGCGAGAACTTCCACAAACAATTATTAATGGTCTGACAGTAACAAATAGAATTGACACGTTTATGACAACCAAGACAAGTGGTATCATTACATCAAAGTCTATTCCAGGATATCTTAAGTTAAGTGCTGCAAAGTCTGGTGATCAGTTAACAAGCACAAGAACCGAAGCTGACTCAATTAAAGATTTTCTTCCCATGAATACTGTACCAGAGCAAATATTATCTGGAATTTTTAAACCAATTAAAAATGTAAACGGAGATCCCATTCCAATTAAGAGAATTGGAACAAGAATGAGATTAGTTTCAGATGTTCCAAAAAATGTTTCTCCAGGAGAAAAGACTATTGAGAACAGTGTAATTGGTGGCATTGCTTGGTCTGTGAAAAAAACATCAGTAAGTAGCAACAGCGGATTAACTGGGTACTTCCTTGAAGTAGAGGATACTGGCACTATTGATGACCACTCCCTGCTCAATCAAACTTATAGAAACTTAAGGCTATATAAGGTGTACCTTGAGTCAGGAAAGCACAAGGTTAAGGTATTGAAAAATTCTTGGGTTAATGTTTCTTCAACTCCTTCTTATGCTGCAGATATGGGAACCTCCCTTGTAGACGCAAAGGGTAATGACAAGTCATACGCTCAAATCTTTGAACTAGAGGCAGTAATTAGAGACAATGGGGGTACTAGATATTACGAAGTTTGGTGGGAGAATCAAATGGTTCTTCAAGCATCAGAACCTATATCTTCTATTGCTCCAGAAACAAATGTTGCTGGTCTAATAACAAGAGGAAAGTCCTCTGCAATATTTGAATACCTATATGTCCTATCTACCCCAGATGACTTTGTTGTTGAAAAATCAAGCTCTGTTATTACAAAAACAAAAGACTCTAAGATTTCAAGTTTAGCAAGTCGTGGAATGCTTCCAGAAACATTGATGGCTACTATTAACAATAGCAAGGTGTTTGTTCACTTTGAAGACTTTGGAAGATATGTTAGAGAAGTTAAGAAGTTTAATGTAAGGTTTAACAACCCAACACTTGCTCCTAAAATGATTAGTCTTTCAGATGGAAATCCAAACTATTATGTTTCCGAGTATTCCCCAACAGCTTTTGGTTCGGAGTTTTGGCTATATAATACTGCAAATAATGCAATACAGATTGATGAGTCATCTCAAACACCTTTATGGATATCTGGTTTTGCCCTTAAAGAGATTAGCCCAGGAGTTGTTCAGTCTAGCCAGGCAATAGAAAAGCAGGAGTTTGACAAAGATATAAACGATAAATATACAATAAACAGAAATCTTTATGGAAAACAAGAAATCCTTTTGTCTGGAAAGTTTATAAATAGACTAGATCAAGCAAAGAGCCTAGCCGATTGGGTTATTGGCAATCTTTCAGAAGAAAGAAAGTCTATTAATGTTGGAGTATTTCCAAACCCCTTGTTTGAACTTGGAGACAAGGTAGGCTTGCTCTATGCTGACAAAAAGTATACTAGTCAAACAAAAACCTATTCTATTGTTTCTATATCCCATAGCATTTCAAATGGTGGACCATCGATGAGTCTTGAAATTAGGGAGTGTGTCTAATGCCTCCATTAACGGGTCAAGATTTTATTTCAGGTAATGAATATAGTTTTTATAAAAACTATAATCCATCTATAAATAGCTCAGAGCAAGAAAGAACTCTTTATACCATCTTGCAACAAAAAGTAGCCTTTGGTGGAATTGAGTCTTTGAATAAAACAAGTATGAACTCTACTGGGGTTATACGAAGTCAGGCTAATAGTTTTAGTTACATTAATGGTGGCACAGCAGAAAACCCACATATATCTTCA